CCAGCGGATGCACCAGCACCAGCACCAAACACGCCACCGGAACCGGGGAAGTTCGTACTCTTTGCTTCATTTGTAAGAATTTCGATGAAGTTGTTAGTCAAACCACCACCGGATGCAACGGAGGTGATCGTAGCGATTGCGTGTCCAGTAACACCAGTTGCTTCACTAGCATGACTAGCACCGTGTGGTGGAGCAACGTATTGAACGATGATATCATCGCCAATCGCAAACTCAGTGGCAGCAGAGACAGCGACAGGATCGATGAAGATCGCTGCTGCGGCAGTGGTTGAAATTGTACCGGCCGAATTATAGACGTTGAAACCACCAGAAATGCCCATTTCGTTGATAACACCAGCACTGGGCCCAGCAGTTTGAGTACCACCTAGTGCAGCACTTGAACCACTAATAGCAAAGATTGCTTGCTGGAAAGTTGCCCCAGCGGCGGCAGCATTGGTGATACCAAACGAGAACTGCGAGCCAGGGCCACCAATACTAGTTGAGTTATCGAGAATGGTGCCTGCACCAGTCACAGCGGCGACTGTTCGGGAGTTTGTTCCGTTGGCAAATTTGACACTATCTCCCGTGGAGGGATTTAGTGTGTTATCAAGGAATGAAAACGTCGTAGTGCTTTCTGTTGCAGTTGAACCATCAGTAAAGGCACTTACGTCAGTTGAAACCAACGGGAATGCAGGGATGCCAGTTACAGCAGTAGTGACACCACTATTTTCACTCTTACCATTCGTGTCGTACGACTTCTGGGAACCAAAGTTGAAGTTTCGAGAGGTGGTATCCGAGACCGCAACGAGAAGACCATTACCATATTCCTCAGATGGATATTTCGCGATAAACGCTGCTTCATCAGAGGCATAACCTGCGGTTGCAACCGTCAGATCATAGTTCTCTTCGTTCTTGATCAATACACCGCCAGTTTCAGCACCATCCCATCGGCCGACAGAGTTGAGACTGCCTGAACCAACGACACGGGCGACCTGTAGACTATTTCCATAGCCTAGGAAGTTCGCTGCGGTGAAAAAGTAAGACGCGGTATCCGTATCTGGTTCTTGAAAAAGTTGTACCAGTTCAGTTTCACCGCTTACAGTAATTCTTTGCCCTACTGGACCCCACTGGAAGTGACCAGCGAATCCGGCTCTTGTTGTAGCAACGGCGGGAATCAGTGAGGTTAGATCAACCTCTTTTACCTGAACGCCGGGACTCAGTTGGAACGCCATGTGCTTCTCCTTTGAATCTGACCACATCCGTAATCATCATGGTTCTTCTTATCTATGATTGTGCGACTTTCAAGACAACCAAACACCATCATCATTCCAACGATCATCATCAGTGCCATCATCAATAAACCCGAATGGTGTAAGTTCTTCATCTATCTGTTGTTGTTTTTCTTCAAACAGTGCTTTTCGGACATCAACATCGGTCATGTCTCTAAAATAATTCTGCGATGTCCACCATGCAAAAATGACCATACACATAACCAAGTCATCGTGATGACCAACCTCTGCCTCATAAGTCATTCGTTTAGAGACAAATGCAGTTAGTTCGTTGATGATGTTGTAGTCTTGAAAAAGTAGTTTATCATCCTCGATCATTGTCTTGAGAATGGAACAGCCCAATTTTTTGACCGCTGAGGTCGTGCGAATACCAAGTTGGGATTGACCACCGGCACCGAAACCACCATCAAGAGTTTGTCCCTTACGTCCGCGTACGGACGCCTGTACGAGAGTGTCGTATTCGAGTTCAGTCCACAGGAGGTCTGCAACTTGTCCACCGATATCATTGATCTCTACTAGAACAGGACATTTACCAAATCTTGCCCCTACCTCTGCGATCAGGTTTGGAAACACCATCGGAGAGATTTCATTGTTTCGATAGACTGCAACGACTTTGTAGGGGACTTCTGTGATGTCAAAAACCACCAATGCAGAATAATCTTGACCAACGCCGCGAGACACATCAACGGTCATCGCATAGTTGTGACCCTTTTCAGGCTCTTCATAAATGTGCAATCCATTTTCATATTTGTGTAGAGGAGTTCTGAAAGCGAGTGACTTCAATTTACTCGATGAAATTAGTGTGTTCGCAGAACCGATGAAGTCACACTCAAATTCAACCTTGAACTGCTCCTCACTGGTATTGCGAATTGTCTCCTTCTTCCACCGTTCATCTCTGCCAGGCACTTCCGACCAATGCACTTCGATTGGAATGTAAGAGTTTCGATTCTCTTCAGCATCAACCCACATCTTGTAATACTGATTGAGACCCTTGGGGGTCGAAATGATCAGAACCTTCGTTTCCTTACCAGATGAGATGGTTGGATAGACTGAACTGAAGAACTCGTCTGCCACATTCTGAGGCACATACGCAAATTCGTCAAGGAAAATCATGTTGAACGATCCACCACGAACTGCACTAGATGAAGTTGCAGAAGCGAGAACCTTCGATCCATTCTCAAGAACGATGTTACCCTTGTTCCATTCAACGATACCCTGTTGCAACCACTTTGGTAGATACTCGTACGCTAGTTTGAGTCTACCGAGCAACTCTCTTGCCGTCGCTAGTTTGTTGGCAAGGATTGCAACATTGACCGTTGGATTGAATAGAATGAAGTGTAGTAGATAAGCAACCACTGTGGTGGACTTACCAGACTGACGAGGCATCTTTGCGATCACGAATCGATTCTCATGAATCTTATCGATCATGTTTGCCTGATAGTCGTATAGATTGAAGGGAACGAGGCCTTCGTCAACATTGACGATCTGAATATAGTTCTTGATGAAGTAGATCGGATCTTGAGAACACTTGATGTATTCCTCGACCTGCTCCTGTGTGAACTCTTGATTTACGCCTGATGACTTGAGATTCTCATTACCAAGATAAGATGATTTATCGCTTTGTTCCGTCATCCTCTAGTCTCTTGAAATTATTCTTCACTAAATCTTGTAACTGCTTTGTCGAACCCACGAAAATAGAATTGTTCGTGATGTTCGATGCCTTCTGTGATGAAGACTCACCCTCAATGGCGCCCATTTGCTTGTGTAGATCGATTAGATCTTTGTTTGCATCAGTGACACTCTTGATCATTTGTGAGACTACTTCATATGCTCTTGGATTGTCCCCCTCGGAGGCAACTGCAAGAATACCTTCGATTGCACCAGCACCGACATTTACAATATCGATGAGGTTTCGTCGAACTGTGTCGTAGTCCTTATCTAAATCCTGTTGTCTTTTATCATCAGGAACATGTTGAATCTCAGTTGGTTCAATTACCTCAGCCTCCACAATTTCTTTTTGTGGTGGATCGACATTGAGTGCGTCTGAGATTTTTTCAGCCGATGTTTTCTTTGTCATCATAAACTCCTAATATCAATTTGAATGAGTTTGTATCTCATCAAACGCGGTGCTGCCTGAAGAATACCAACTACTATTACCCGCCGTACCCAACAACCAAGCGTTACTAATATTTCCTAATGTGCTAGTATCAATAACGACTCCTGACGGTTCGTCCATTTCAATCAACACTCGAATATTTTCAGCGGCTATACTGCCCGGCCCAGTGGTTGCGGTAGAGTCCTCATGTAAGTGAATCTGGAAATTCAACTTATTCTCGAAAGTGTTTCCACCCTCTTCAAAAGTAGCACCAGAGTTATCAAAATCAAACTGGATGTGCTGAGAGGATTTTGATGTGGTGGTAGTAAGGAAACTGTTGCCTGAACTAGTCATACCACTACCAGTTCCCCCCGTGATCGCTGTGCCGGATACATCCTCTCTGTATCCATTGTTATACATGACAGAGATTCCTAGAGTCGCGGATCCCGCAACAGTCGCATCAAAGTCAGTGTACAAATGGAACGTGCCTTTACCTGTGATTGGAGTTCCACTCGCTGTTCCGTTTGAAGTAAGATACAAACTAGGGGGCGAACCCATAGTCATACCAATGTCTTTGAACAAATCCGGCAACTCAAAGATATACAAACCAGATCTAGCCTCGTAAGCACTTATCGGCTCATTGAAGTAGTCTCTATGATGACTGGTGATACCAAAATTACCTGCTGTTTGTCCTGTGATACTAGTTGCTTCTACAACAGACTGGAAAAACTGTCCGGTGAATCCTGCTGAGAAGTCAGTCCCCCCATTTGATACATCAGCGATTGCTTTTGTAATAATACCAGACTCTCTAGGCTTAGTATAAATGTTTGTGCTAGCCGTAAAGGTCAAGGTAAACAAGATGATTCTTGGTTCATCTAGTTCACCCTCTGCTTCAATTGAATCCACCACACCAGTGAGAACAATGGGAACATCGATCTTCTTATGGATCTCGGTGAAGTTTACAGAGACAGTGAAATCAGGTGTGAAGTTAGGAACAATTTGCTCGATGATCTGAAGACCATCGTCCATGTTGCGAACTCCGATGTTGAGTTCGAATTCAACATTGTATGGAACTTCAGCGTAGTCATATTTTAGATTTGTTGTCGTGCTTGAAGCAGCAAATCTTTTCTGCATCGTGTTTCTCTTACGAGTAGGATCGTAAGTGAGTGTGGTCATCGCAAAACCCATACGAGGCAAAACAGATCCAACATCTTTTTCAATCGACTCGAACTGACGAAGCATCATTCGAAACTTTTCCTTGCCCGTATAGGTCAAGGGAACACGAATCTGCTCTTTGTTTACTCCACCCTCTTTGCGTTGAATGTAAATTTCATTGAAAAGAGAACCGAATGCGACTACGGTTTTTCGAAGACTCTCGTTGTAAAAGGGATTTCCAAACATTATAGATCACCCTCCGAGAATGGATCCAAGTCCGTGAAGTCCAAGAAAGATGCCGCTTCTCTTTCCAGTGTGTCGTTGTCGGAGAAACCACCGATATCGACGATATTGGCAGTAACACCGACACTCGAAATACTTGGTGCGCCCGTGCTACCAAAGGTAGCATGAACACCACTAGAAGCACCAGTAATACCAATGCTAAGGCTTATAGATCCAGACGAGCCGGCGACAGTTAGTTTATTAGTGTCCGTATCCCAGTTTACGATGGTTGCAGAGTAAGTGGATCCTTGGAGAATCTCTTCTCCTTCGAAGAACGTGGAGTACGACGCGGAGGCAATAGGAGTACCAGAAATATTGATGTCAAAATCTGGAGTAAGCGTGAGTTGATCTTGAATCTCATCGATCTCAGTGGTTCCTGTCATGAGTTGCTCATAAGAGTAACGCATCTTCTTACAGGTGAGTGCCATTGAGTGAATTCTGCCAAGTTGGAAGTTTCCATAGTCACGATTGACCTTTACAATCTCCCAGAGTGCTGCTTCACTTTTGCCCAAGTCTGAGTCCCGTGTATCATCCTCACCATAACGAACGTAAAGAACATCACCCTCTCTTGGTTCAACAAAGTTCAAGTCATCAAAGACTTCTCTGAATCTGTCAACAGAAACAATAAACTCAGATGTCTGATCAATCTCAAGGCCAATTTGTCCAAGGATAACATCACTGCCTTCAAACCCATCGGCATTTTCAATGTACATCTCGATTTTTCTTGATGTGGAAAACTTAGATCGAGTATCCTCACCAAAAATAGTATCGACAGCCACCACATCACGCACCAAATAATCGACATCGATACCGAAGTTTCGAATCATCTCCTTATGGAGATCCGAAACCAAGTTACGTTCTCGGTTAGATCTTAGTCGAATATAAGGATTTGTGGCCATTCAATCACCCCGTAAAGAAATCAGTGGGTAGTTCATACATGTCGGACATTTGCTCTTCGATTCTTTCAACCTCTTCATTGCCCTCTGAGTACAACTGAGTTCCATTCAGAGCAACACCACCGGGCAACTGAACGCTTTCATACTTCGATAGGTTCGAACCCCATTGTCTCTTGAACAGTGCAGTAACGTACTTCTTGAGAAAGCGATCATTGTAAATCTCAGTGTATGTGTCTGGATTCAAAGCAACGTACGCTTCAA